TATTAGACTTACTGGCATCATTAGATTCCGATGATGGAGCCTATATCACTACTGTTGTGTGAGGTGGGTGGAGTGCAGGGAAGTCATCTCAAGGATGTCTAGCTACCGCACTCCGTTGTTACCTCAGTAACTATGGTATTATATACTATACTTAAACCCTTGTAAACGTTGGTGTATCAAGATGATTCCAAAAAACACAGATCGCTGTCTTATGTCGGACGATCTGTGTTTTTTGTTATTCTTCTACCATCTCCATAGCCTGATGAAGTGTCTCAGTGTTTCTTCTGCTCCATCCTCTACCGAAATGCTTGTAGTCGTCTAGGCTCTCATAGAATGCCTGTCTGACTGTGTAGACGTAATCGATGATAAACTTAGGGTCTTTCTCAGCAACTAAGCCAAGGGTCTGATTACCTATAGCTCCATCTTGAGTAGCACCTACTGCTCTTTGGATAGCCTTGGCAGGGCGACCAGAACCACTGTTCACAGCCCAGTCAAATGCACACCAGTCTACACCAGATGGCAGTTGGTCGCCTTTAACTCGATCCCAGTAGTTCTTCTTGTAGATGGGAGCAACATCGTCAGGCGTAAGGTTACGCATCTCTTGTTCAGTAGACTCACGGCCTATCCAATCATCATAGACACGTTTGGTTACACCGAGGTTAGTCATACCGCCTTTATCAAATTTTGAATTTACGTAGCCCCCTTCGTGTTCCAGAAGCATCGCTAGACACTTATCAAAGTTCTCTTTCATTTGTTCACCTTTTTAACCTTCTCGAATGAACGTAAACCGCCAAGACCAAGCATTCCCATCAACACTGGCATCATCACAGATGTATCAGCCTGTGGGACAACTACCCCAAGTGGAGCAAGTAGGGGCGAGATTAGAAAGTTTACTGCCATCCCTAGAACACAAATCCATGCAACAGCTGGTCGCCAAGAAGACTGAAACCAGTTACCTTTAGCTTCCTCTTTGTTGACTGCTAACTGCGCGAGTGAAAGTTCTTGGGCATGTTTCTCGGACATCGTTGCTATCTCATGTGCAAGAGCCGCCGCTTGGTCTTTGTCAGGAATAAATTTATCTAGTAGCCCAGCGACAGGGCTTATCAATGATTGTATCATGTGTAATCCTTAGTTTAATGGATTGCTGGCAAGACTGTCATAAGCCTTCCAAATGTCGTCTATCTCAGTCTGGTAAACATCCAGCTTATCGCCGATCTGATCCGTGATTGTACTCGACTTTTCAACTTTAGAACGTAAGTCCAACAAGTCTTTCTGTTGTTCCAGTATTGTTTGCATTTGCGTACTAATCGTCGATAGCCGCGTGTTAAGACCTCTAACATCATTATCCTGTACCGCCTGTTCCAGTGCCTGTATGCGTGAGTTGAAATCTGTGGCTCTGACGTTGAACATGTCAGCTTCAGTTGTCACAAGATCGATCCCAGTCTCTACTGCATAGAAGCGATTGAGGGTGTCATACCCATAGTAGATACCGCCGCTGATTGCAGACAGTATTGGCAAGGCCGCGGCTATGTACCACCCTTTGAAGGTGAAGCCGCCGACCTTTAGCTCTGTGTCTTCCATTGAATTTACATGTCCTTGATTGGTGTTCCGTTTTGTTGCATGTAGGTGTTCGCACCATAGATGGCTGTAGCATCCTTCATGTCATCTGTTAGATAACCAGACCAACCAGTACCATTACCAGACCATGTGATGACAAACTCATCGACATTCTGGGTGTACGTGATGGCTGTGTAGTTACCAGCAACTAAGTTATTAGTGGCAGTGTATGTGTCTATAGACGCTGTGAGTTCCGTGTTGTTTGCCGCCGCCATGAATGCACCAGCTTGCTGTGCGTACTTCTCGACGTTATCAACTGCATCATTGTATGTAGCAACTTCAGATGCCTGTATGGAATACTCGTCTGTCTGTAGCATGTCTTGTAGTGCTACTTGCTCTGGCTTTGTGTCAGCTTCAGCCGCCACTGCGGATACTGATGTTGCTGTAGCAAGTACAGAAGTTGCAGATGTCAGTAGGTCAACAGCAAGTGTCAGCTGGTTCATTGCCGCTGTGTGCTCTTGCGTGAACAATTGCTTTGCATCTTGTGCTGTAGCGTAGTCGTGTGCAACCACCTTATCTAAGGCCACTGTGTATGCCGCGAACTGTGCATCTGTGATTAATCCGTCATCTAGTGCGTCATCTACAACTACACGTCCGACTGTTGCGTAACCGACAGCACCATTTGTTAGCTGTCCACTCGCAAGCAGTTTGTTATTAATGATGTCAATTGTTCCCTTTAGCTCCGTTATCTTCTGTGCGCCTGTCTGACTGTACTCCGCTGGTGGCTGATATGACTCTGCGTGTACTGCGGAACCTTTCGCTAATACTGCGGTTGTCGCTAACAGTAGCAACCTTTGCTTTTGTTTCTTCATCACTTAAATCTTCTCCAATTCTCAGTAGAGTGTCCCAAAATACTTTGTTTGGCTCGTAGCCAATAATGTAGACCTCTGGGTGTTCTCTGTATTTATCTATTGCCGATTTACCCATTAAGATTTTACCAGTGACCACATCCATGATTGGACAGGGTGTGCTGGCTAACATCATACTACGGAATACGTTGCCATCTGGTGAACTACACAGGACACTGATGGCTGAGACCTGTAATCCCAGACCTCCAATTTGCTGTGGTGTTCCTAATAGTCGGGCGTTCTTGCGGCGGTTACAGTGCTCATCCTGTTGCATACTGCCTTGTGAGAAACCAAACATTGTCATCTGGATTCCCGATGTTGTGGGTAATAGACAACTATCGTTACCACCACCGCCCATAACTGTAGGGGCAATGGAAGACATTACAGGTGCGGCCTGAGAAGCCCCAGCCGCATTGTAATTGTTAGTTTCGTTAGTTGTTGCGTTATTACTATCGACTGCGGAATCTTGGTAGTTGTTACTGAAGTCTCCGTTAATGTCATTTGCATACGCTGAAGTTGTCAGCAGTATTAATATAAGGGTGAATATTTTCCACATTCTTCAACCATAACTTTCTCTACTTTATAATCTTGGCACATCAGTTTAGTTGCCGCATCTTTGTGACCTATGTAAGCCAGCGTCTGCGCGTTGAGATTACGTTCACAGGCTGTATCTCCCAGAGGACATGAAGACGGAAAGGCTATCGGAGTGTCTACATAGATTTCGGGGATACAGGCTGTTGTTGTGAGTAAGGTTACTAGTGCTAGGGCAAGCCTAACCATCGCGGTCTGCCATCTTCTCAACTGATGTACGGATGTGCTCTATGTTCACGTCTATTCGTGCCATAGACACAGCTTGCGATTGAACCATCTGTTCTACTTTAGATATACGCTGTCCGAACTCAACGATGTCTGTTTGATTTTCTTGGATGTCTGCCATCATCATGCTGACAGTCCAGACGATTGCTCCAGCTTGTGTTATGAGGCCGAGGAGTAGGGTTGCGGGGACACTCTTGGCTATGTGCCAGCCATTGTCACTATTGTCCATTCTACATTCCTATATCAATAGGCCAATGTTCGTCTAACCAGTAGTTGTGAGGTATAGGTGACATAGCTTCTAGTACATTAGAAGCATCACGTATCTCTTTTATCTTAGCCCAGATAGCTTGGTTAGCATTATACTCGGCTAGTTCTTCTGCCGTCCAATTGTCTGAACCTTTATTAACTAACTCCATTGACCTGTTGGTTATGTTACGTTGTTTCCATTCGGGGCAGTAGTTAAGTATTAAACTCTGTGCATGCTTTCTTACATCGTATTCGTTACCTGTCATGTCTTGCACATACCAATCAGTACCATTCCAGAATACTTGTTGCCCATTTGATTGTGAAGGTATGTCAGGTGCTACAGTATAACCAGCATCAGCTATCTCAGCATCTGTAAATGTTGTTCTGTCAGTACGAGTTGTACCATTAGACAAGACTATCCTGTGGGGTAGAGGTTTGGGATAGGTTTGGTTAATTGTATATTGTGTCATTGTGTTGGAAATCCTGCTGTTGGAGGTGTAAAGGTAGAGGTGTATCTAGCAACGCCATTTGTTATCCTTACTTCATCAAGATACCCTTGAAAGGGATTATAACTACCCGAATATCCTGCTCCGATATATTGATAGTTTACTGTATTACTAAAAGAAGAATTCGTACCCACTAAGACACCATTTATAAAAAATCTACAGACACCACTATCTCTTGTCAGCGCATAATGATTCCAAGAGTTTACAGTAGGCCAAACGGAAGGAACTATATTATTGAACATATATGCGTTATTGTAGACCACTATTTTTTTAGGATTTGCATTTCCAAGAAACCTCATGATTTGATGGTTTTGTGCAACAGTACCAAACAGACATTCATCAGCAGTTATTCTTGAAGGGTAAACCCAAAGTTCTATAGTAAAATCAGATGTTAATGAAGCATAACCTGAATCTACTACCAGTAACCTATCACCATTACCATCAAGATAACAACTTGAGCCACTAAACCTACCAGCAACTGTGGTTGAGTGCTTGGTATCACCAGAAGCAGTAATAGTAGCATTAGTATTAGAGTTATCTGTAAATGTTGTACTGTTGTTAGCTTCATCAAATTGTAATAGCAATTCTACATTACTAAAGTAAGGGTCTGATATGGATGGAGCAACAGCTTTAGGCCAAGCATCATTAGTCTCTGCCTCGTATTGCTCTTGTAAACTCCAGACACCACTAGCTGAACTAGTAGTAGGAGTGTTTATTGTTTTGGTTATTAGGCCACCATTTTTCATTTTGCAACCCTTCTAAAATGTACTTGTGTCAACGTAGGCTGTAATTTCTCGATACCTAGTTATAGTTCCAGTAAAAGCTGAAACATCTTGACCCCCATGAACATATGCTGTGTTTGAGAGACTTGCACTGCCTACCCTTGCGGAGTCAGTGCCAGCCCAATCGCCGTTACCATTAAAATCTACAGAAACTATTTGATTAATTCCGTTAGTGCTATCATTCCACCAACATTGAATATGGTTTTGATAATCAATAGTAACAATAAGCTGACCAGCTACACCAGCATAAGCAGACATATCTGTTGTTGTAGTAGATGTTTCGTTAGATACTCCTGATACTGCACCAGAAACAGACAACCTAAGATTGCCTCCTGATGTTGTACCTACATATAATCCGTCTGTGCTTCCACCTTGGTCTAATATACATCCAGTATCTGTTGTACTGAAGGTCATATCAAATATAAAAGTCACATCAATTGTACCACTACCGCCAGAACCTGAAGCAAAAGTAGTTGATGGGAATGATGTAAACTCTCTTAGGTATGTAGTACCATAGACAGCATCTATATCTAAGGCTGTAGCACTTAATTCTGCATTGAGGTAATCTGCATCCATACTCCAAACGCCAGTGTTCTTTTTGTTCCCTCCATATCCTGTAGAGTATTGGTGGACAATATTTAAAGTGTTATCAAGTGCGTATAATTTAGTACCATCTGTGCTAAATTCAATACCTAAAGTTTGGGTTGACTGTGATAAAACCGAAAAACTAACACTATCATAAGACGCAGTAGAAATATCCCATGCTGTATTAAGTATATATTGGTAAATAACATCATCAGCTCCAGTAGCCCAAACCTTATAACCATCTGGTGCAAAAAACAAAGCCTGATTGTTAGTTAGTTGAGATGAAGTGCTAAAGGTACTAGTATGAGATGCAGATGATACATTCCATGCAGTGCTTAATGCGTACTCTTGAATTGCATCAGCAGTTTGCCCAATGATAAACATCTTAGTTCCATCAGGCTTAAAAGTTAAACCTCTTGGGTTATTTTCTTGACTACTAACACTAAATTCTAAATTGTCATATGAAGCTGTTGATATATCCCAAGCTGTAGATAGAGAGTATTGATGCACTTGGTCACTAGCAAAACCAATTATATAAAACTTTGATCCATCAGCTTTAAAGAAAATATCACTTAAAGAACCTTCTTGCCCACCTATATAATAACTTTTATTTGCATATAATGCAGTAGACACATTCCAAGCTGTGCTTAGAGTATATTGGTAAACAGTATCATTATTTCTACCGCAAATGTACATTTTTGTGCCGTCACTACTAAAAGAAAGGTCTTGAAGTGCTGCATCTTCAGTAATTGCACTAGAACTAACATTATCGTAAGTTGCATTATTTAAATCATAATATACACCGTATTTATTAGTAGCCGCATAGTCTGCTACACGTCCTATAAAACCACCATTGTCATGCACACTGTTTTTCATGGATTACTCCGATATAATTTCGTAACTACAGATAACCTGTAAGTCCCCATCTACACTTGCTGTTGCCCTTAGTGCATCACCTTCTTCTAAGTATATTGCACTGTCTTTGCTTATAGCTACGAGAGTAGCATCTGCTGGTACTGTAACTGTACTTACTATCTTGTAAGCTGTACTCGACCTAAATAAATCAAGAGTAATATCAGCATCGTTTGTGCCATCAATGTTAGCTATGATAACTGAGTTTATCTTTAGTAATTTACCTGTTGCCGCAGTTGTTATTGCTGTGGCTGTTGTTGTTGCCGCAAGTACATCCGTCTTGCCTGTTATAGTTGCAACACTAACTACGTTTGGTGCAGTCATTTTATTCTCCTGTTATCCAAATACCATTGCCATAGCAATTGCTTTGCCTGTTGTTATTCCACCGCCGCCACCAGAAGCAGGGGTAGCCCATTCACCAGCAGTTGCTCCCGAATTAACTGTGAGAACTTGCCCAGCAGAACCCAGTGTATTTGGTATCTGAATTACATCATTAATTTTAATTGCCATCTTCGTATTCCTTTACTAGTAGCTTTAGTTTAGTGTTCGGGGTATTGCTCTGGGTATTGTTCTCTATGTGCCGCCATCATTTCATCTTTACTACTAAATTCCTGAACTGACGCATCATCTCGATGGGATACAATAGTACCCTCTAGTGCTATTGCGGCTGTATTGATTATATAATAACCTTCTGTTTTTGTAATTATAGCCATTAGACCGAACCTCCATCAGATATTGTCCAACCATGAGTGTTAATTAAATTTGTTCTAGCAGTGTCTGCCGCACTGCCTGATGTGTAAGTAGAGTTACCAAAATTAGGTGACATTGCATAACCACCAGTAGGTAAATTAGAATTCCAATTAACTAAAAGAGCATCATAACTTGCTGTAGGTATAGTGGAGTTTGTTAAAAAATCGTTTAACGCACCCGTACTAGATAGACTTGCAATGCTTAAATTTCCAATATTAATAATATCAACAACACCTATGTCCTTAAACATTGAACCCATGTATAGTACGTTAGAAGTATCCCACCCTGTAAGATTTATAGTAGCAAACTTTGATAATTCAAACATGCTCACTGTATTTGTAAACCCACTTGTATCCCAGTAACTTAAATCTACAGTGAGTGTAGGTGTACCAATGGTTTGATAAAACCCAACCCTCCAAAACATATTTTGTGCTAAACCACTAAGACTAGAAACATCCATACCTCTTAAATCAATAAGGCCACCAAGCCTAGTACAGCCGTGAAAAAGGTAGTGCATTGCTGGATACCCAGGATCACCTAATGATGAACTCGGTAATAAGGTAGATGTATCAACGTCACCTGTAGAAAAACTCACTAAGTTACAGTCTTGAAAAGCATGATCAAGTCTTAGCCAACCAGAACCTAAATTAGTTACAGTCTTAACTTTATTAGCCTGATTACTAACAGCATCAAAGAATACATTTGGAAACGAACCTGACACACTAATAGCATAAGTCCCTGCATTTACATAAGTATGACTTAAATCAGAGTCATTGTAAGAAGTAATTGTACTAGAAGTATTATCACCCCAATCGATTACTGCGTTAAATGTACCCGTATTATGTGTTGAAATTATAAATGTATCATTTGCAGATTGTGTAAGTATCGTAAATTCAAAATTTTCATTAGCTGTGCCAGCATTAACATCGCCTTTAGATGTGAAACCACCCAACGGACTAAGGTCTGCTTTAACTACTCCGTTGTAGGAAAATAATAACTGTCCTGACGATTCAGTTATAGTCCAATTACCAAGGCTTACATTACCAGAACCGCCACCTGAAGCCTCCGCCCAAGTTAAACCGCCAGTATTGCCAGACTGTGCTGTAAGTACATAACCATCTGTGGGTGTATTGCTTACCTTGAGGTTTGCTTCATCTACGACATTATCAGCTATTACTGTTGCCCCATCGGATGTCGATGTGACCTCGCCTGTGTGGTTAGGGTGAGTGTAAGTAGTCACATCTGACGCATTAGCCAATTCAATCCAGTTACCGCCGTGAGCAAAATAACCCTTACCTGTTGCATGTACGTGAGCAAACATGCCGTGATTATCTGTGGCTGATGGCAAGTCATTCAAGGTAGAATACATATTACTAAACAGAACCTTGTTACCATCCATGTCTAGGTCTGATGCAGTTACTGCTGATACTGCGTTAGCATCTGTGTATGCTGTAGCACCTGTTGCTATGCCGTCTAGTTTAGTATTTAAAGTAGTAGTAAAATTCTTTTGAGTTAGACCACCATCACCGACTGAATAAGTAGTGTTAGTGTCTGTGAATAATGCACTTGAAGGAACAGACACGCCTACAGTAAAGCCTGAAACACTACTAGCATTAATACCTAGAGCATCTATGTCACTCTTTGTTTGGTCTGCTGTTGCACCTGTTTCTATGCCATTGAGTTTAGTATGGTCTGCATTGGTAAAATCGTTTGTCGTTAAACCACCATCGCCTATAGTATAGGTTGTATCGGTAAACACTGCGTTTGAAGGTACAGATTTACCTACAGTAAAGCCTGAAACAGAAGTAGCATTGATACCTAAAGCATCTATGTCACTTTTAGTTTGGTCTGCTGTAGCACCACTTTCTATACCATCTAACTTAGTTTTTAAAGTAGTAGTAAAGTTTTTCTGAGTAAGACCACCATCACCTATAGAATAGGTGGTGTTAGTGTCTGTGAAGACAGCATTGGAAGGCACAGATTTGCCTACAGTAAAGCCTGAAACGCTAGTTGCATTAATACCTAGAGCATCTATGTCACTCTTTGTTTGGTCTGCCGTTGCGTTTGCTTCTATGCCGCTAAGTTTGGTGTTCAAAGCTGATGTATAAGCCGCTGTGGTGCTTTGTAATACAGACGAATACGCTTGCACGTCTGAGCCTATAGCAACACCAAGATTAGTTCTTGCTGTAGATGCGTTTGTTAGGTCAGAAAGGTTATTTGATTTAGCTAAAGCACCAGAGACAGCAACAGCGGATGCTTCTGCCGCATTCTTAGCGACGACTGCCGCGTCCTTTGCTACGACTGCCGCGTCTTTAGATGTTGTGGCTGTTGTTGCTGAAGCTGACGCACTAGATGCACTGTTAGCCGCCGCTGTTGCACTGTTAGCCGCCGCTGTTGCACTGTTAGCCGCCGCTGTTGCACTGTTAGATGCTGAAGTTGCGCTGGCTTCCGCGTTTGATACGGATGCGTCAATAGCATTTGATTGTTCGTTAGTTACTCCAGAGTTGTTGTAGAAACTGGTCTTTGATGCCATTTGAATTAATCCTCATAATAGTGTGTAGGTCGTACCACTTGGTTGACACCTGACTGCTCAGAACTGTTTGCGTGTTCTTGTATCTCAGCTAGGAAAGACCCTGACTTCTGGTCAAAGATTGCCCCACGTTCATCTAAAAAGTAATCAGCCGCATAAGAAAGGGCTGTGTATGTAAGAAGATCAGATGCAATGTTAGTTAGCATGTTTGTGTCACTGTCTGATGTCAGTGGGTCTTGCTCTGCATAGTAGTTTAGGTAGAGGTTCCCAGTGCTAGGCATAGGGTGTATCTTTATGTTTCCCTGCTCACGACAAAAGAACCTTGGTGAACCTAGCTCTCCAGTCTTTTGATACTGTACCATCTCATGTAGAGGTATACGTGTTAATGAGTTACCATCATAATACAGTTCGATAACCTCAAGCAAATCTGAAGGCATGACCAAAGTTGCCACGCCCGATGCAGACGTTACATCATATGTATTCTGTTTTTCCATTGCTGGGACGCGAAGCTGTCTTTGTATTCTAGTGATTGCTTGATCAATGAAGGTGTCAGCCAAAGCATTCGAACAGTCACTACGATTTAGAAGAGCAATAAAGTGTGCTCGGATTTCACCTTTGTTCATTGGTTAT